TGCGGGAGTCATAAATATATCTCAAGATCGACCTACAGATCCAAGCTATATCTATAATCTTAGCAATGTAACAGCAGAGGGTTTTTCATATTCAAACGCTAGTAAATCAACAAAAGCAACTGTTGTGAATGTTGGATATTTTGATAATGAAACTCAGTCTATTGATTATGAAACTGTTGAAGATACAGCATTACAAGCTAAATATGGCGTTGTAGTTCGTAACTTAAAAGGATTTGCTACGACTTCTAGAGGACAAGCTGCCAGACTCGGAAAATGGTTTTTATTCACACAATCTAATGAGGCTGAAATCTGTTCATTCAAAACATCTATAGAATCTGGAACAATAGTAAGGGTGGGAACAATAATATCTGTTCAAGATCCCATGAGAGCAGGGGTCAGAAAGGGTGGAAGGATAAAAACAGGAGTCTCTACAACAGTGATAATTGTTGATCGTGGAGACTTGCATGGTACAGACATGACACATGATTCTGGGGCTACCTTAAGTGTGATTTTGTCTGATGGAACACTAGAAACCAAAACTATTACAAGCATAATTGGCACTACTATTACTGTTTCATCTGCATTTAGTTCTGTGCCTTTAAGCAACTCTGTCTGGGTTATAGAAAGTACAGCGTTATCTCTTCAAACTTTCAGAGTTTTTTCAGTAAAAGAAGTTAATCAACTTGAATATGAAATACAAGCTGTTGCTCATAATTCATCAAAATATGCAAGTGTTGAAGATGATTCTACACTGCAAACAAAAACTATATCTGATTTAACTGCCCTTAAACCCTCACCTAGTAACTTGCAAGGTTCAGAACAGATTGTTGTTTTAAACAATCGCGCTGTTTCTAAATTATTTATTCAATGGCAGCCTGTTTCTGGTGTTACAGAATACATGGTTCAATATAGATTTAAAAATGAAAACTTTATTTCTGAAAGAGTAAAAAGGCCAGATTTTTCAATATTTGAGACACAACTTGGGTCTTATGAAATTAGAGTATTTAGTTATAACGCTTTAGGTAAACCAAGTACAACACCAGCAACAACGACTTTTACAACTGTTGGTAAAACAGCTTTACCAGCAGATCCTAGCGGTTTAACTTTAGAGCCTGTTTCAGATCAATTTGTAAGGCTTAGATTTAATCCAGCAACAGATGTTGACGTATTGCATGGTGGAACTGTGTCAGTCAGGCACACTCCAAGCGTTGACCCAGCAGTAGCAACATTTCAAAACTCTACAGAAATAATTCCTAAACTTGCTGGAAATATCACAGAAACACTTGTCCCAGCACTTACTGGAACTTACAGTATCAAGTTTATTGATGACACAGGCAATAGGTCAAATAATGCAGCAAGAATAATAGTTACAGCACCAGACCCACAACCTAATCAAATAATACTTACAGAAAGAGAGGATACTGACTCACCACCATTTCAAGGTGATAAAGTAAATACTTTTTATGATTCAACCTTTGATGGGTTGTTGTTAGATGGTACTTTGTTATGGGATTCAATAACACAAAATATTGATGATTTAGCCAATATTGATTTTGCTGGCCCAATTAATTCAACTGGTTCTTATGAGTTTCAAAATAAGGTTGATATGGGAGCAGTATTCAATTTGATGTTAAAAAGAAGATTTGTTACTTCTGGTCTTTTGGTAAATGATCTTATTGATTCAAGAACTGCCCTCATAGATACTTGGACTGAATTTGACGGAACACAGGCAGATGATGTCAACGCAAAACTTTTAGTTGCAACAACAGACATTGATCCAGCCACTTCAGTTTCAGCTAGCTACGAGCAAAGCGGGACAACTATAACTATCACAAAAACCTCGCATGGATACTTAGTAGGAGATTTTGTTGTTATAGATTTCACTGCTGGCAGTGCAACAGACGGCAACTATGAGATCCAAACAGTACCAAATGCAAACACATTTACAGTAACAGCTAGTGCTAGTGCGACTATATCCAGCGGAACTTCATGCACTTATGGGGCTAACTTTACTCAATTTAATACTTTTGCAAATGGAGAATACACTGCAAGGGGATTTAAATTTAAATGTGAACTTGAATCAAATGACCCAGCACAAAATATCAATGTCACAGAATTAGGCTTTGAAGCAAGCGTAAAACGTAGAACAGAAACTGTAAATAGTTCTATTGCTTCTGGTACATCTGCAAAGACTGTAACTTTTGCATCACCATTTTTCACAGGCACTGGTTCTCTTGGTGGATCATCAACTGCATTTTTGCCAACAGTAGGAATAACTTTAGAAGGTGCTGTGACAGGTGATTATTTTAAAATTACATCTATCACAGGAACTCAGTTTGTTATAGAAGTAAGAGACTCAAGCAATAATTTTAAAAATCTTAATTTTAGATATACAGCTATCGGGTTTGGTAAAGGTACATAAATATGTTTATCAGTTATTCTATACTTAAATAAAAAGATTAAGTAATGGCTACACACGATTACGATATTGCTAACCAATCTGGTGCGGCTTTTCGAACAGATTTGAACAATGCCCTTGCTGCAATACAATCAAATAACTCTAATTCCTCAAGTCCAGCAACTACAGTAGCCTATCAATGGTGGGCTGATACTAACGCTGGTGTCTTAAAAATAAGAAACTCTGCAAACAATGATTGGATAGAGTTGTTTCAGTTAGATGGTACATTAACTCTTGAAGATGGCTCACAATCCGCACCAGCACTGGCTTTTC